TTGAACATGTGAGAAAGCATGAAACCACTGTTCCGCTGCACATAGGCCCTTATGCGATTCGTACAGTAGCTAACAATGCTAGTGGGGGTTTTTGGACTACGATTCTGAACTGTATCACTGCTGACCTCTACTTTCGGTATGCTTGGAAAGTTCGCTATCCAACGAGGCGGTTTTCAGACTACGTCAAAGCAGTGATCCTTGGTGATGACCATATTCTTGCTATTCACGAAATGGTTGAGTGGAATCCGCTCATGATTCGTGATGACATGTTAGCCGTGGGACAGCTCTACACGTCTGCTTGGAAAGACCAAGATTTGACCGAGAAATATTTGAAGTTTGATGAGGTCATGTTCCTTGGGAATTATTTCCGTTTGGTTGACGGACGTTGGTCAGGAGCTCTCCGCAAGGAGACTCTTCGTGAGTCAGTGATGTGGACGAGGAATTCCAATCTCACCATTTATGAAGAGTGCCGCCAAATGGTCGAATATGCCAGTCAGTGGGATAAGGAGTTTTTCACCGAATACCTCAATGAGATTAACAATGCTTTAGAGTGCATTGGATTTCCGAAGTTGGACGTCGCGCCTTGGCTTAGTTTGAGAAAAATGGTTGCTAACCGGACTTCTGAATCGATGGTTAAGTATGCCTTCGTGGCTCAAGCTGGAAACTTGACGAAGATTGACGAAAGCACTGCCGTTCCAGAGACCAATGTGGTCTCAAGAATTGGTCGCACTCTGCAAGATCGAACTCTCAATGACGCCGCCGCTGACTTGTCTAAAGGTACCGACTCTCTGATCATGCGTAATCAGTTAGACTGGAGCACTTCATCTGGAGTTGGCACTGTTATTTACAACAGAGCTATTCCTTTTGACGTGTTAGGTCAAGGTGACCAGCACAATCTGCAGAATATGGCATTCCAGAACTTTCTGTACTCAGAACCTGACGTGGAGATCACAATCCAAATTAACGGATCCCCCACTCACTGTGGCATGCTGTGTTTGTTCTTAGTTCCCCTTATCGACGTTGTCCCGGATGTTAACACTTGGCCTAGTATGACGCATGTCATGGTAAATCCCAATGTGAACACTACTGCGACAGTTGTGTTGCCTTTTAAGTATTGGAAATCGTTGCTAGACAACCAAGATTCGCACTATGCGATCAACTCCATTGCTTGGGTGAAACTGGGAGTTTACTCGCCTCTAGTAACCAAGTCATTGCCCTCCACATGTGGTGTGGTAGTGTTTTCTCGTTTTAAAACGCGAGTCTACATTCCACGCCAGATGGCTCCAGCGCCTAACAACACTCGACCTGTGTATGGTTTTACTGCTGGTACAGGGGCAAAGATCGGAAACATCTATGCTGCTGATACCACCTTCATCGCCCAGGGTAACATTAGCTCCACAAATGTGACTAACACCTACTCTATGGGTGATGTCGCAGGCTCGGTGCCTAATGAAACGACCATGGAAATTGGTGGTCAGGCTGCTGAGGGCAAGTTAGCAGTGCCAATGGATAACCCTCCGATTGTCGGAGGAGGAATTCCTACGGTGGCGCAGTTTCCTTCTATGAGTCGTTCCAACGGCCCAGTTCCAACCACTGGTATGAGTCTTCATCCCCAAGAGATGAGCCGACAGGCGATGCTTACCCGAGATCCGCTGGAGACTAACATTGCAGCCCTTTGCGCACGTGAAGGTCGTCTTCTCAACTTCTCTTGGACTACAGCACAAGCTGACGGTTACGTGTTACAAACCATTGGTATGGGTACATGGGTTAGTGCTATGGATGGTCCAACATCGTTCTTCGCTTCCACGCCTGTGCCTTTCAAC